CGACTCCCACTGTCAAGAATCCGTTGCTGTGCTTTTTCACTGCCGTGCTTGAATGTCACGTCAGTCAAGACTAGCGAATTGCAGTACCACGAGACTCTCTTCTGATCTTTGCGTTGTGTAGACCATAAACCCAGGTAGCCGCGACTTCCGCCCGTGTTGGTTCGTGCACGGTTTAGATGGAAGTGTGTTTTTACTCGTGCCATGTTTTCTCCTGATGATGGGATGCCATTTACTAACTACCCATCAATAAGGCATTGTATCATACACATTGTAATAAAGTCAACTACTCAATGCAGCCTAGTGTTGATTGTTCTATTCAGTTATTGGCAGTTTGCTAGCCATGACAGATCAACCCCAACCTGAGATGTTCAGCTCTTTAAAAATCCAATTCGTTGGATCGATGGTCCAATATCCTGGATTTTCTGTGGCTTGAATAAATCCAATACAGTGGATCGATCCAGGAAAATGGATCGCTGATCCAGGAAAATGGATCGGCAATTCAATGAAATGGATCAGAGAATTACGCGGCACGGCACAGCGCACCCCCCCCACCGGGGGTAAAATAAAACTAAATAAACACCCTAATTCCCATCTACAAAACAAACCCCTGTGTCTTTACTGACTGACGCACCCTGACGGAGCGGGGCCTTCCCCGTATGTCCCCCGTGTTTCCCCGTGTTTTTCCCCGTGTTCCCCGTGTTGACTCCCCGTGAACGGGGGGCTATAGACTGGAGGGTTGCCCACCTGTGGCGACATGAGCCTTTTGTTGGGGTTTTTGACGATTTGACGTGTCGATGTTGGGACACAATATGCCCAGAATGTCCGACGTCTGTCCCAACCGTGTCTGAAAAATGAGGAAGAGGGGGACAATCTTACTGAATGATTATGGTAGACTCTGGAGATGCGGAAAGTGCGAATGAGTGTGTCGGCGCGGAGATCGGCACAGACAGGGAGTCCGGGGGAGGTGTCGTTGCGCTATCCGGCGACCGTGGAGGGGTTTTCGGACTTGCTGGAGGAAATGCGGCTCCGGGCGGGACTCTCGGTGAGTCAGATTGCGACGGCGTGGCGGGTGAAGCCGAATGCGCTCTATCAGTATTTTCATAAGAAACGTGGGAAAAGCGGGACGAGTACGTTGCGCTGGTTTTTACGCTATGCGACCACCTGTGGATGTGAGGTGACGTTGCGGTTTCCGACAGCCTCCCGTGGGGAGGAGAAAGTGGTATTGACGCATGACGAGACAGTTGACCAAGCGGGAAGCGACGGAACTCGCGTCGATGATTCTCTCCGGGGCACCCATCGCGGAAGCGGTCCGGTACTTCTGGGACGAGGAACAGCCGGAAGAGGTGCTGATCGCGTGCGAGGAAGTCTGGCCGATGCAGTCGGAGGTGTTGAGCGCCCTTGAACAGCAGAGTGGGGGGATGCCGTGGCACCAGTTGGGGGACGATCAACGACTCGATGTCGCGCTGCGGAAACATTACAACGAAATGGCCTATTTTCTCTGGACGACGAACTATACCGAATGTGACGGGGCGGCGAAGCTGAAGGCGGATACCTGTCGGCAGTCGATTGAGGCGAAAGTCGCGGGAATGGCGGGGAAGGAATCGCCGTTGGCGTCGTTTTATCACGACCTCCTGCAACGCTACGAGCAGCAGGGGAAGGCCAATTAGCGACAGTCATGCGAGAGAAACTTCAGAATATCCTCTATCGGCGGTGGGGGCGTGATCGGAAATACACGCTGAAAGAAGTGGGACGCGAACTCGGCATCAGCGGATCACGGGTGGGTCAGTATGAAGCGGACGCGCACAAGTGGATACGCTGGACGCTCACGGAGATGGGGATCGTCGCCACGCACCTGACGCTCCACGGCAGCACGGGACTGGACAACGCCAGTCATCGACGGGACTGGTGTCGGATAGCACGACAGCGGACCTGGACCCCTCCCGTGCATCGGACGCCACGGGAGCAGGTGCTTGAGATGGCCCGAGCCTGGAAGGCATCTCAGGACGATGCGATAGATACCACGTCGAATGAGGCGCATCGGTGGTCGATCAGACAGCGTATTATAAACTCGCATTGAGTGTACTCCTACGGGCAGTCAAGGACGTGCAGGAGGTTGGCGGGACCACTCCAATGCAACAGAGTTATTTTCGGACCACCGCACGGGACTTTCTCTCTGATCATACGAACGAGAGCCTGATTCTCTGGTGTGCGTGGTTGCGACTCGATCCGATGACGGTGGAGGCGGCGTATGCGTCAATTCTCACTCGCGCTCGACAGGCCACGCTCGACGGCGACTGACGACGCACTCGTCTGCGCCTTTGGGACGGCGTGGCTGGATCATTTTGACGACCCCATCGGCACGGGACGTGGGTGTGCTCGCTGTGAGCAAATAGGGTTTCCCGTCGCTGGAGGGATCGATGAACAGGTCCAGACTGGTGGGTTTTGGTCACAGGCACTTGCCGCACTGAGGTGATCATCGACGCATGGCTGAGAAACACGTCCCACCCGCCCTTCGAGATCGCCTGATGACGGATTTTCGCACGTTTTTGTGCGAGAAAATCGGATTTATTCCGTTTGAGCATCAGGCGGCGTGGTGGGCGACCACGGATGGCTACGATCTGACGGAAATTGAGGCCGATCCGCAGGGCACTGACCCGATGATGCAGGTGCGCCTCCCTGACGGCACCCTCACCCATCGCCTGATGATGCCCCGACCGGCGGGACGGGCCAAAGTCGTCGCGGAACTCGGCGCGTACAAATCCGGCAAGTCGGCAGGGGCGGGCCTCTGGGCGGCATCCTTTGCGGCGGTCCCACACGCCACGGTCTATCTGGTCGGGAACGAATACGACATGACCGCCCCGGAATTTGACTATCTCCTCGAAGCCATTTGCTCGGAACGGGGACTCAATCAGTCCTATGCGTCGCTCCAGAACCGTCCGAAGGATGGACGCCTCTGGCTGGAACTCGACAATGGGGCACGGTTCGAGGCGCGGAGTTGGGAACGGTCAGAATCGCTCAAGGGCAAGGAAGTCGATGCGTACGTCTACTGTGAAGCGTATCAGTTGCCGGGAATTGAGTGTTTTACCTCCATCGCCCAGAATTTGCGCGTCAGGAAGGGCTATGCCGTCTTTCCGACGACGCCTGACCGCCCGTGGGTGCAGATTTTCCACGATCACGGCCATGACCACCCCGATTTTCCCGACTGGGTCTGTAAATGCGGGATTCCGGCGACCGTCAACCCCTATAGCTTCGATCAGGCCGCGATGGACCGGGACCAGCAACTCCTGACGCGGGAACAGTTCTCGATTGCCTATCTGGGGAAACTCGGTGACTACGTGGGGCGTGTCTACAATTATCAGCGGGGCGACCGCATGTTGTCCATGCAGGATCACGCGCCCCTCTGGAAACATCAGGAAGCTGGTCCCGTGAAGGAGAATTTTAAACTGCCGCACGACTGGCATATCGAAATCGGAGCCGATACCGGCACCTACTGTGCCGCGGTCGTGGTGGGCGTGTCCCCGGAGGGTCAGGCGTATCTGCTGGACGAATTGACCAATTATCGGTATGTCGCCAATACCCCCGAACTCGACCAGGACAGTTCTATCGTGCGGTGGTGTGACGACCTCAGACGCATGGCGGCGATCTGGCACACACGCCCGATGGCGTGGGTGGACAGTAATTCCCAGTTCAAACAGGAATGTTTACTCCACGGGGTACATTTACTGGCGAACAAGCAGGGACGCGAGGTTCGCACCGAAGCGGCCCGTCAGTATTTTCAGCACGATCAGATTTATCTGGCTCCGTGGTTGACGATGGTGCCGTATGAACTCGAATCGGCTCAATGGCCGGATAAATCGACCGCTGCCGGAAAATACGAACGCTATAAAGTTAACGATCATGCCCTGGATTGCGTGGAACACGTCCTCTCGCGCCATCCCCGTGCGCGGACGGGCCTGAAGGCTCCCCCGTTGCAGCCCCCGGCGGGAACCGTGCAATGGTATGGATCGCCATTGCGAAAAAAGAAACGACAGGGGCCGGTTGATGCCCATTTAGGAGGATTGTAGGATGACCCTTGATGAACGAGTGGCCGCATTGGAACAGAAAGTGTACTTTATAATGCAGACATTATCCCTGACCCGACAGTTGCCCAATGGAAAAACTGACGCTCGGTCCTTGACGGCACTGTTCAAGGAGATGCAAAATCATGGTGGAGAGACTTCGCAAACACTTACTGAGGTGGCTGAACGTGCCTTCACCGCAGGTGACGACGCACGACCTGACCGTGCTGAAGGACCGGATGGATACTCTGGAACGCATGATCATGACCCAGATACAGCAACCGGATAACGGGTCCGGCATGGTGCCCGCGACATCGGATCGGGATCTCGCCGTGCTACCGGATGCCCACTTAGGAGCGCAATAATGCCTGAATTTGGTGGCAAGACATACGGATACGATGTCAAGGGTCTGAAGCAACTTGAAAAAGACAAGGCGTCAGCACGCGCTACACGTCGAGAGCAACGAGCGCGTCCCGGTACAATTACAACAACAGAACGGAAGACGATTGAATCCGGCACACTTCCAACAAGCGAACAGCAGATGCCAACACGCTATCCCCAATTTGATGCCCAAGCCAATCCCACTGAAATGGGAGCCGTCGCCGCGCAACTGTCGGGATCTGGTCAGGGACAGGGCATTGTGCCGGGGATCAATCTGGAAGACATTATCAAGATGTTGGCAGGTGGTGCCGGTGGTCCCGTCACGCGAAAACCGCGACCGTAATCTAGACCACTATGGCTGACGACGCGAAGAATCTCGCTGACTATACCGACGACTACGACCGCCTCCGTGCCCAGAAAGCCCGAAGTGTCGGGTCCGTGGAACTCCGCATTCTGACCAATCTGGCATTTGCCTCCGGCGAACACTGGATCGGCACGCAGAATCGGGTCATGTTTACGCGCAAGCGCGATCCCAACAAGTTGTATCTGGTCTTTAACCTTGCCGCCCAGATGCTCTACAAGATGATGGGGCGTCTGAGCAGTATTGCGCCGGTCTTTAAAGCACGGGCCGACAAACAAGACCCGCAATCCATTGCCAAGGCTGAAGTCGTGGACAAACTGATTCGGGCCTTGGACGAAAAGCTCGATCAACCCTCCCGCACCTGGGAAATCCTCTGGTGGATGGCGATTGGCGGCGTGGCCTTCGAGTATGTGCCGTGGGTCAAGGATGCCACGATGGAACCGATGCCCCGGTTCGATCCAGAGACAAACGAACTGCAATGGACTGACATTCAGACCGGAGAGGTCGTTCCTGAGTCCATGCGCCAGGAAATTCTCGCGCAAGGCGGGCCAAAGGAACGCTTTGAGGTCATTGAGGACATGGTGCTGGCTGGTGATATCGGCAGCGAAGTCCTCAGTCCCTTACAGGTCTTTATCGACAGTTCTGTGCGATCCGTAGACGATCTCTCCCCGGATCAGGCGGTCTATATTGCCAAAATCCGCACATTGGGGTGGATTGAGGCGAATTATGATGTCAGCAAGGAGTCAATCCAGAATATCAAGGATGCGTCAGATGTGCGGATTCTCAGCACCGATATCAAGCAATTTGGCGATCCGACCGGC